GAGGGTGGTTACAAACTTACCACTAGTAATAGAGTACAATTCCACTTCCCTGAGATCGATATAGAGACCCAGCAGATAGTGCAGAATCACAAGATGGCCCTCTATCAAGGCCATGCCCTTACTCAGGATGAGATGCGCACAGAGATGGGTAGAGAGCCTCTCACAGAGCAAGAGCGTGGACGCATGTTCTTTGATCTTATTGAGCTGGAGAGGATTAAAGCGCAGGCTGTAGCTAAGGCAGGTATTGCTGCTACTTCTGCTGAGAAGAGTACTGCTTCTAAGAACCAGCCCTCTAATCAACATGGTACTAAAGGGGCTAGAGGTAGGACCAAGAATGACCTCTTGGAGCAACGACTAGATGGTCTATTTGATGCTATTAGAGAGCAGCTTCATGAAGAGCTACCAGAAGATAGTAAGGTAGTCCCTAATAAAGTAGCTAAGTTAGTAGCAGATGAAGTCTCTGATCTTTGTCCTAATCCAGCAGAGCTAGTTAATGCATTAGAGCCAAAGTGTGTTCTTTTATATAATCTGCATCAAAGCTCTATAAACAACATGGTGGCTTTGACTAAGAAGTCAGTTATGAGTTATCTAACCACACTTCTGGAAGACCATGGCAGCTAATATACAGATATATGAGTATAACGGTGCAGCTCAAACTGAGACTACTAATGTTTCTAGTATAGACTTTGTGCCTGTAGATGAGTCTGGTACTAATCCTAGAGATGAGCAGTTAATACAACCTACACCCGCGCAGGTTTTTACTTACTCTTATGAGAAATGGCTTAAGTTAGTAGTAATAGATATGGGCGGAGCTTCCTCTTTAGGAAGTTTTAGGATCTGGTATGAACAAGATGTACCAGAAACACAAGATACGTTTAAGATGGCAGATACATCTACATATATCACGCCAGCAGTAACTAACTTAGTTGCTACTACAGATCTTCCTACCTCAGATCCCGGACCAGGATCCCCTAATGTTACTGGAACCCTTACAGCAGTAGGTGACAAGACAGACTTTATAGTTCTCCAAGTAGGTACTCATTACACTACAATGACTCCTCCAATCAGAGCTATTAAGGTTGCCTGGGTCGAGACTTAAATCTGTGTCACAAACTGAAGTATAGTCTTTGAAGAATCCTAACTCTGCAGAGGATAGATAATGGCTAATTCACAACCAGACCGCACACAAGGCTACAATTCACGTTACTGGCAGGCAGTGGCTAAGGAAATGGAGAAGGTTGCTCCCCCTAAGCCCCCTCGTATTGGTAACTGGAAGCCTCTAAATGTTCCTGTTAATCCACTTAGCAAGCCTGTTCCTCCAGTTAAGCCGGCTCCTAAGTTTATGGGAAAGCAGACTAAGAAGGACCGATAATGTCTGATGGAATTCAGATTCATGACTTCTGGGACTTCAGTAATAAAGAGAAGATCTTTCGCCTAGGCTCTCTCTATAAAGGGGTTAGGGAAGTTCTCCACGATTCCCATGAAGACCTAAGAAGTGGTAATGCACTTCTGGAAGTAAAGGGCCCGGCTAGTTTCTCTGGTCAGATAATCAACGGGCGTGTATATCCTGGTCTTCGAATTAAAGACTCACTCCACACCTGGACAATCAAAGGCTCGGAAAGACCGGTACTTGTACACCACAAATCTGGTGGTGGTCTCTTTGGAGACGCCTGCGACCCAATCGGCAGGATTAAGCACGCTCAATTCATTCCATATGTAGATGAATCCAAGTTAGAGAATGACTTCCTACGTCCTTCTAAGAAAGGCTCCGGCGAGTTGTTTCTTACTTATAGGATTATGGACCAAGATGCAATTCAAAAGGTTATTGATGGTAGATATAAGACTGTATCTGTAGGCTTTAAGACAGATAGCCTTACTTGTTCTATCTGTAACTCTGATTGGATAGCAGATGAGATTTGTGAGCACAGGCCTCTCCATTTATATCAAAGAGATGGTAAAGGTAAAGAGCGCCTAGCTTATCTAGTAACAGGCAATAAAGATTATAGAGAACTAAGCTTCGTTAATATCCCAGCTGCTCGTAGAGCTACTGCTACCTCTCATAAGTTAGTAACAGATGCTCTAGAAGACTCCTTCTCAAATCTAGATGATGTATGTGCTCCTCTGCTTGATAGTAGATCAATAGATCTACAGCTCAATCAGTTTGTCGCAGGCAATACTATCTATGACATAATCAATGCTGAAGATAGAGAAGTAATCTCAGTGAACACAACTAGTGTTGATTCAGAACAAGAAGAGATTACTCTTACTGATGAAGAGTTTGCTGAAGCACATATTCTTAAAGAACTTCTATCAGAAGACTCATTAGAGTTTGATGATGAGTTTACTAAAGATAGTGTTGAAGAGTTAGTTGCTAAACTAGAAGATGCCAAGTTATCTACCAAACAGAGGAAGGCTTTGTCTTCCTCTACTTTCTGTGGGCCTAAGGGTTCAAGAGCTTTTCCAATCCCGGATTGTTCCCACTATTCTGCAGGGCTCCGGCTTCTTGGAAGGTACAAAGGCCCAGGTAGTAAGAGTACAATCCGAGCCTGCATTATGCGGAAAGGTAAGAAAATGGGATGTGCTGGAGCAACTAAAGACAGCGAGGACTCACTAACTCCGAGTGAGGACTCAACATGTGAATGTGAGGGTGTCCTAAGTACGGATACACTCGCTAACCAGGGTACTAAAACACCGGATAATGAGGCTGCAATGAGCGACTCGACGGAACATGAGGCAAAAATTGCTGAGCTCGAAGCAGAGATTGCCGAGCTAAAGAAGGGGGCCGAGGCTTACGATAGTAAGATCGAGGCGCTCGTTGAAGAGAATAAGGCCCTGAGCGGTCAAGTTCAGGACCACCTTGCTGAGACTCTTCTTGATCTTCGGATCAGGACTAAGCACCCAAGTACTACTAATCTTTCTGATGAAGAGAAGCGTGCGGAAGTTCTTACTAGTCTCAAAGCTAGATCAAGAGTGTCCCTTGAGGATGCTATCGCAGATGAGCGTCTTCGTGAGCAACACCAGGTTATTGAGGATTCAAAACCTCAGGAGCGTGGAACTGTTACTCAAGAGGATGTTGGTGTAGTTACTAACAACACCAAAGATGAACCAGTTAAGAAGGTCGATAAACAGGAGAGGAAAGTAAGTCCTCTCAGTTATAGAGATAAAGCACGCCAGGCGCTGACGTCTTAAGTGAATCCGTAAGGAGTAGAACTGAATTATGGCCATTTCAAAGAGTAACTTTGCCCCCCGAGGGTACCAGGTACAACAGACTAAGTACCTTGAGGTCAGCGATGGTTTGCGTCCGCCTCTTGATGCTATCCCTGCTGAGTACCTTCCTGTAATTGAAGAGGATCGTTATCACGAACTCTTCTTTGTAATCGAAGCTGGTCAGTTTGTAGCTTTTGACCAAACCTCCCTAAATGGTGGTGCGGTTGATAATGAAAACTGGCTGGTTCCTGCTAATGGTGGAACGGCACAGACCGTTACCTATGCTACTGATGATATTAGTCTCGTGGTTGATATCGATGCCATTGATGCTGGTGCTGAAGCTTTGGTAACCGCTGCAGGAGCTGCAACTAAGACAATCGCTGCTAACTTCCCTTGTGGTATTGCACCACAGCCTTACTTCTCCCGTGCATATCTGAAGGCATTTCATAACGTCCAGCCGCAGGATCGTGTTACTTTCGTAGCTCGACATCTGGTTGAGATCCCCCTTCGTTATGATACTGGAGCAGTTGGTGTTCCTGCTGGTCAGAGCCAATCAACGCTTCTTTCAGGTCATCTAGTCATGCCGGGTCCATTGGGCTGGGCGGTCTATTTCAACCCTGCTACAGATAGTATTGATCAGGTTGCTGGTCGCTGCGTTCAGGTTAAGACCATTGCAGTAGTGGATGCACTGGATAAGGTTCAGACAGTTCCTGGGTTCAATCTTCCTGGAACAGGTACTTCGGGCCGTCAGTTGCATGAGGATCATTTCCTTCTGGGTACGGCGACTAATGTCACCCGGAAGGCTCGTATTAACCTGATGCTTCTCTAAGCACGATAGGAGAGTCCATAACATGAGTGTTGAGAACATCAACGAGCTAGTAGACACTGCTGTCCAAGACCGGCTGAATAAGCTTGGTCTAGCTCCTGAAGATGCTTCCACGGTAATCAACAACCGGGCTAAGGAGCATGAGAAGGAGGCACAGGTCCGTGCTCTTCTAGACAACAACGGGTTTCTAGATAGTGAAGCGCGGCATCGCTTTGCTAGTGGTAAGGAAGCTTGGGAAGCAAGAGTATCTTATAACGAACTGGTTGATGCTCTATCAACCACGCAGTTTGAGCATCTTATTCCCCGAGTTATCTCACAGGTAGTTCGTGAAGCAATTGAGCCTCAGCTCAATCTTACACGCCTACTTCGCCCAATTCGTTTCTCTGCTGGTACTCAGATTACCTTCCCAGCTGTTTCAGCTATGGCAGGTGTCCGGGATATGGGAGAGACGGATGAGTATCCTGAGCTACAGGGACCACGTTTCGCTGGGACGATGACGGTAGTCATCGGTAAGGTAGGCTGCTCAGTCCGAGTGACTGAGGAGGTCCTACGTTACTCACAGTGGGATATCATGAGTATGCTCATGCGTGGTGCTGGTAGAGCACTTGCTCGGCATAAGGAGCAGAAGGTTGCTAATCTTCTGACCCAAAATGCCATTCTCTCGTATGACAACGATACACCTGGTAATGCTGTCAATGGCAGTACAACTGGGCGGGCACTGACAGGCGCAGCTAATAGCACCCTCCGTCTAGACGACCTCTTCGTTGTCTATGCACAGATGGTTAATGATGGCTTCATCCCGAATACTATTCTGATGAACGCTCTTGGTTGGCTTATCTTTGCACGAGATCCTTCCATGCGGGCCTTTGGGTTTGCTAATGGAGGCCCTCTCTTCCGCACAGTTCAGGGTGCAAGTGGAACTGATCCTTCATGGGATCCGGCACTGTATCAGCGGCCTACAGCTCAGAACCTGAGCTATAGCTCACAGACCTTTGTCGATGTTCCTAACCTGTTCCCAGTACCACTAGCCCTCGTGATTTCACCCTTCATTAATCACGATATCAGTGGCAATAAGACTGACCTCTTTATGGTCGATCGTGAAGAGCTTGGCCTCCTAGTGATTGATGAGGATGTCATGACGGATCAGTTCGATGATCCTAAGCGTGATATGCGAATGGTCAAGTTCCGTGAGCGATATGGACTGCAGCTCCTCAATGAGGGTCAGGCAGCTCGTAGGTTTGCGAACATCAGTCTGGATCGTGGTTACGACTTCGAGGATACCAAGACTGGTTGGGATCTGGCAACAGCTCCTCTTCCGTAAGGTTAAGAACTTCCTCCTTTCCTTTCTCTTCTCTGGAGACCGAAGAAAACCTCTTCGGTCTCCTTCCTTTTTAGTATTATATGGAAACCTAAATGAAGGAGCTCTAAATGTTCACAGATTACAAAGATGCATTGTTCATGATAAATAACTGGTTCGAGGATTATAAAGATGATAAGAGCACTTTAGCTCAGAAATTAGATGATGCTACTTCAGAGGAGATTAGAGGAGAGTTCAGGCAAGATATCCTGAATCTGCTAGATAAGGCTGCTTTATCTATACAAGGTAATAATGGGCCGATAGTAACTGAGGTGGAAGAAAAGGTACAAGTACTACAGGTTCCTAGTAATGCGTTCTTAGTAAAAAGGTCAGGTCAACCCGATAATAGTATTCAGGGAAGTAACAATATAATTCAACTCCCCGGGGCATAAGAATGACCGATATCTATAAGACTTCTGATATTCATCTAGCTGCAGCACTACTAACAGTTGGACACAGATTTACTGGTGTAGAACCAGAAGGTACTAGAGGCAGAAGCTCTAGAGCTATCTTCTGCTTTGAAGGTAAGGATGCTATCCAAACTGACGTTACTAACTATATGAATGATGAGCTAAGGGCATCTCCTAGGGAGTTATTTGGTAGGCTCAGAGAGCTTAAGGGCCTAGCTTCCAATCTATATCTCTAAGGAAGAACCATGGGCGTTCCTACTATTGTTAGTGTATATCCTGCGTCTAATGCTACAGGGATTCCCTCTAGAGTTCTTCTGACTGTTGTATTCTCAGAATCCATTAAGAGATCAAGTATTAAGGACGGCACAGTTGTTCTTACTGACCTTGACTCTATGGAAGCAGTTCCTCTTTCCTTCAAGCTTCTCAATACTAATACTGAACTAGAAATTCTTCCTAGGTATGAGCTTCGCGCTTCTACTACCTATAACCTATTCATATCAGGAGCAGACTCAGATGTGCCGGCAGGTACAATTGAGTCTGACACTAATGATCCTCTAGCTATTAGTAATAACTGTAACTTCCAGACCGGTATTGAGAGATTCGTTAGCCTTGAGGAAGTAACAGATAGAGATGATATAGATCATATAGCTCCTATTAGAGAAGAGTCTGAGCTTAGCCGGGTTACTAACCTGATATCTATTCTAGCTTCTTCTCCTGAGGGGTTTAGTTGTAACAACGCTAGTCTTGATGAGATTACAGTGACTTTCTCCGAGGATATTGATCAGACCGCCTGGTTTGATGAATACTTCTCTTTAGAAATGTTTCCTATATTAGACTTGACTAGATATCTTGGAAACTACAATGAAGATGGAGAGAGAAAACTATATCTGCAAGATGCAACAGTACCTATAGCACTTCCAACTGGAACTATTTCTATCAGCGGGGCGACAATTACCTGGACTAGGGATACAACTATACCCCCCGGCGAACATCCCTACTATAATACTTTCCCATTCAACGCTGAAGTAATAGCTACTCTGGATGCCAGGATCCAGGGTGCTTCCAGTCAAAGACCTCTCCTGGGTCAAGATGTAAAGATTGCTTTCTCCACCGAGCTATATCCTACCTATTCAGGCCCTAGAACCCTTAGACTAGATGTTGGTCCTATTCTAGATGACTACTTTGATGACACTCTCTGCAGACTAGTACTAAAGAGATCTATTGAGGCTTGGGAACTCAATGGAATGTGCTTCGATATAGACAATCCTCCTCATATGGCTAGAGAGTTTGTTAGGTGGGGCAGTGTCTTAGATGCTTTAGAAGTAGTTTCAGCTAAGCTAGATCTTGTTAGAGGCACTGCTAAGCAGCTTGGAGACTTCAGAGTCGACTTCTCTAACAGAGGCTTCACCAAGGACACTGGACGCTTCCTAACGGCACGGAATGCTTTGGACAAGGCCGAGTATGCCTTAAGGCAAACTCGTTGCTCTATGAGGCCCAGAACGGCTGCTATAGGGTCTACAGCACTTAATAGCCAGGTAGTATTCAGAGGGGTTAGAAACTGGGATACTTACCTTAAGGTAACCAATAGTGCAACTCCAATAGCTAATCATTATCGACATAGGCAGATATCTAAGCTTATTGATCAAGGCGCTTCTGGCTTTGCCTACTTGTCTCCCCAGACTTATAGAGACGGCTACGTCTACTTATATAATCTATAGCCCCAGTCATTCTTTGCCTTACTATAACTCATAGAGTTTCTATGTGTGTAGGAGGGAAATGTGACTAGTACTGGCGATTGGGTCCAGGTAATACCTGACTCCACTGGTAAGAAGATCGATGCGGACGAGTTATACTCGCCCTGTAATTATCTAGTTTATAGACAGAGAATCCAGTTAGGCGGCACAGGTTTAACTGAGATTGCTAAGGTAACTAATACCCACCCTAATTCAGCTGACTATGCCCTTGTAGTAAGGCCTCTAACAGGAGCTATATCTCCTAGAAGAAGCGCCGATGTATTAACTGATCTAGCACCAGCTTCCTCAGGAGACATTGATAGCTCTAATATTCTTGCTGGTAAGACTGGTAAGCTTATCCACGTTATAGTTAGCTCCTCAGTAGCATTCAAAGTCTCTCTTCGTACTGTAGAGTCTGGAATTACTAGCCTAGCCCATGTCGTAGCATTTTCGTATGATCGGGTCTGGGAATTCAAAGCTCCCGATATAAATTACCTGACATTAGATTACACCGGCATATCGGATGATAAGTTCAGGGTCACAGTGACCAACCTGGACACATCTGATAGTGCCGATTTTTATGCAACCTTCTTTTGGGACGAAGGGTAAACAAAATGGCAGATATAGTACCGAACCGAAAGATCGAAGCCCAAAAGCTAAAGATGCAAGTAGCAACACAGAAAGCCAATATCGAACGAGATAAATATGAGCTACTCACTTTCGAGGAGAAAATGGAGAAGTGTAAGATTAATATTGGGCTCGCAGAGAAAGTTATAACCGAGCTAAATAATAAGATAAGAGGGTTGGAACAGGCTGGTGGAGGGTAAGTCTCTCTACCATAGGAATAAGTAAGGGAATTGAATAAATGGCTGATCAGAGAATTGCCGGGAGCTTCCGACTCGTAGACGGAACCTCCGACCTAACATACGAAGCTAAGATTGATAGCTCAGGTAATCAGTATGTACTTCTATCTCCAAATGATGGAGTCGATATTGGTGACGTAGACATCGCTAGTCTACCGGCACCTCTTAACGTAACTAATGGTGGCCTAGAGGCTACTGCATTACGTGTAACAATTGCTAACGACTCAACAGGGTTGCTCTCCGTTGATGATAATGGTGGCTCTCTAACTGTTGATAATGCAGGAACATTTGCTGTCCAGGTTGATACAGCGCTTCCAGCAGGTACCAATGCTATTGGTAAGCTGGCAGCTAACTCCGGTGTAGATATCGGTGACGTAGATGTAACATCTCTTCCTGGTGGTCTAGAGGGGTATACAGACGGTACTAGTGTTACAGGTGAGTCGGGCCTTCCATCAATGGCACTTATTGACAATGTGCTCGCAGGTGGATTGACTGATGATCAGTTTACCTTCCTAAGAGTAGATGCCGATGGAAAACTCCATGTAACTACTTCAGGATCGGTAGCATCTTCAGATACTAAGCAGGCAGGTACTGCAGCAGATGATGAAGTTGATAATCTGTTCCCGCAAGGAGCGATTAAGCTTGATACACTGGTCTCACTACCTGTTGGTATCGCAGACAATGACTATAGCCATACATATGTTGATGGTAAAGGTGCTCTGTATGTAAATGTAGACTCAAGTGCTCTACCAACAGGTGCTGCTACTTCTGCTCTTCAGACAACCGGTAACTCTAGCCTGGCAGACATCAAGACTGCAGTCGAGATTATTGACAATGCTATTTCTGGTACGGAAATGCAGGTCGATATTGTTTCATCAGCACTCCCAACTGGAGCTGCTACAGAGACGACTCTCGATGCTATCAAAACAGCTGTAGAGCTTCTTGATAATGCAGTTTCTGGTACAGAGTTGCAGGTAGATATCGTTGCCTCGCTTCCTGCAGGAACGAATGCTATTGGCAAACTTGCTGCTAATGATGGCGTAGATATTGGTGATGTAGATGTAGCAAGTCTTCCTGGTAGTCTTTCTGGTATAGCAGATTCGGATGCCTTCGTTGCCCAAACTGGACTTCCAGGGATGGCACTAGTTGAGGCTTCTCTATCAGCTAAGACTGACAACGACTTTGTATTCCTCCGGACAGACTCTGATGGAGCTCTCTGGGTTAATACAGTTGACTCTGCTGCTCCTGCATCTACAGTTGCAGACTATAAGGATCCAGGCGATATCGCAGCTCTAGGTTCTGATACACATGATACAGCAGATCTTACTCTTGGAGAGGTATACTACCTTTCAGGTGTAGATATTTCTTCTACTGTATCTTTCAGAGCTGATATCTATACTTATATCAATGGAGTTCAGTCTACTGACCCGGTAGTTACCTTCTTTGCTAATCCTGGAGAGATGCGTCAATGGAGTCCTCCTCACCGAGACTTCGTTACTATCACGGGAACTGCTGGTACAGATGCTTTCCGAGTAATTGTGAAGAATACGGATCCTGCAGATGCAGCATCCATTTATTCTACAATATATTACTCTAAGTAATCTTGGGTAGTAGTAGCTAAATGAACTAAGCCAGGAGGTCTTTGGGCCTCCTGGCTTTCTTTATGTCTTGAGTTATAGAGAATATTCACATGCTAACACTCATATTCAATCAGACTATCCCTGTCTTCGAGATGCCTGAGGCAGAGCCTAGGCTCTCTGAGGAGAACTACTATCAGTGGAATACTGGTAATACTTCTATTCCAGTAATACCAATGGCGCCGGCCCTTAATATCACAGAATGGACTATCAATAGAAGTTCTGATGATATACCTTCTTATCCTCAAGCTACCGAAGCTATCTATACTACTGCTTGGGAGAGAAGAGCTAATACCTGCGCCGGCAGTATTGTTTCTTACCCTTTAGGATTCTCAGACCTAATATCCTCATGGAATAGCAGCAGCTCTTTAGGAGCTACTGCTTGGACTAAAGGATCTAGTGTTACTACTTGGGATAAAAGATCCCTTAACTGCACCCAAGGATTATCTGCCTGGGCTACACAATCCAGCCGCACTAATAATCTCTGGAATATATCAGATAGAATAGTTAGTACTGGTTGGAGTACTAAATCTGGCTGTACTAGATCCGAGTAGTCTTCTCTTTCTCTTACAAGTCCGCGCCACTGATATTCTACTCTCTGACCTTAAGGTACAGGCTAACTAACTAGTTGGAGTAAAAACACATGGCTTCTTTTCTTTATGACTATGGTCGGGAAGGGTTCCTGGCTGGAGACATCGACTGGGATGGCGATACAATCCATTGTATGCTTCTAGATGGTGACTATACACCTACTCAGGCAACAGATCAGTTTATGAGTGACATCCCTGCTGGAGCTAAAGTAGATACTTCAGAGCTTCTTACTAATAGAACTGTTGTTGGTGGAGAAGCTGATGCAGATGATGTTACTTTCACTGCAGTAACTAACGCCACGGATATTGTTGGTGCTGTTATTTATAAGCAGGTAGGTGGTGACGATACTACTCCAGCCGATGATAGGCTTATTGCCTATATTGACTTCGTGGATATTTGTGCCAACGGCGGAGATATTTCGATTTCTTGGCAGGCCACGAGTCCCTTCATCTTCAAACTGTAAAAGGGACTTACGTCAATTCCAATTGATGTAAGCCTTCTTAGTGTGCCTTGAGTCATCACTAAAGGCTGAATATAAATAACCCTACGAGAGTCTTCTCGTAGGGTTATCTTATTATAGAGAAAAACTAACTACAGTCTGTATACAGACTAAAATCTTGAAGGGAATATCATTGCGGCGATTATTAGTAGGAATGAAGATATGGCTGACGTATTCAATTGTACTACTAAAGAACTACTTTTCTCAGTAAACACACCTGATTATCCCTCACCTCCTTGGCTGATTAATCCTCCTGGTATTCAGACATTACTAGCTGCTGAAGTTCCAATTAAGTACTGGAAATGCTTTGGTGGTGATGTAGTTGAAATGACTCAAGCTGAGAAGGATGTTGTAGATGCAGAAGAGATAGATCCAGAACCTACTCTCGAGCCCGATCCTCTAGGTTCAATTGTTTATGGTGTAAAAGCTGAGTGGTCTGGTTATGGAAGTATTGGAGCTAAGGATGTTTATTGGCAGAGAGTTTATATGCCGGCGGCTAAGTACGATCGGATGCAGTGTGGTGTAGTATCTGGTCCAAATAATGCTCGGACATTAGATATGGGAGTCTATGCTGATTCGGGTGGTACTTTGCCTAGGCCTGTAGGGTCACCTCTTGTTTCTACAGGACCTACTGTCGTTCCTTACAGCATTAAAGGCTACTTCTTTACCCAAGCATTAAGCTCTACTCTTACAGTTCCTATATCTGGATATTATTGGCTTGCTATAGTATCTAGTAGTAACTCTCTAAAACTAATACTTTCCAATGGTAAGTTTAAATGTATGTGGACTAGCCGCCGCTATGTAACAAAGCAGAACTATGGAAGTAGTACATTGGGCGCGGTTCCCGGAACATTTACCGTTGAAGATAGTGCTTTAGTTTATATAGGTTGTGTTGTAGAAGGCGCCTATCCACTTGATCTTAGTGGTGGATGCTTAGATAGTTAATAGGAGTCTTTGAAATGCCCGCAGTACCAGAAGCAAAAGTACAAATCATAGAAGAGACTCCGGGTAAGGAGACTCAAGGTCATTATGGATCAGAGACTATAGTCTTTAATGCTCCCGCTGCTACAGTTACTAATTCAGATGTCACTCTTTCATTACCAATAGCTTTATTGGCTGCCCATCTAGATTGCAAGCAGACTAATGATGGAGATCAAATAAAGCTAGAAATTAATCCAGAGCAGGTTGTAGGTACTCTAGACCAATCTGTGTCATCGGCGTTAACTGTTATTCCTGTTCCACAGTCTGTCATAGATCTTTTCATAGCTAAAACTCTATGGCTAGGAATAGATATGTTCCTAGATGATGGAACTAACAAAGACGCTTTAGGTACTGTTTTAGCCTACGATGATATTGCTAACACGGTAACTGTAACTACTGCTACTACTAACTCCTTTCTAGCAGGGGACTATATTAAGGTAACCGTCACTATTAATCCTACTATCATAGGAAATGGATGGGTAGAGATTACCTATGGCGAGAGTAAGGTTATCTCCATTGGAGAGTCTAAGATTGGTTCTACCAGAATAGATGCCGGAAGTATTATTAGAGTTAAGTACGATAATAATCATGGGTCTATTCAGGCTAGGCCGAGAATACTTGTTGAGTATCTATACTAATGACTTACTTTCGTTACAGAGATCTTACTGAAGAAGAAAAAGAGTTCTTCTGTAATGGGTGTGGAGGAAAAGGTGGTCCTGTAGACCCACCGGACTGGATCTTTAAGGCTTCGTGTGATCATCACGACGCAAACTACGGTATTGGGCATACTGAAGCAGATAGGTTAAAAGCGGATATTCAGTTTTATGAAGCTATGAAAGAGGATGCTAGGGATTTCTCTTGGTGGAAGCGTTCTTTTTATCTAATGCTGGCATATGTGTACTACTTAGGAGTAAGAGCTTTCGGTAAACCTTTCTTTAGATACTCAGATGATTACATGACACGGGAAGAGCTAGACGCTGAACTCCAAGAATGGAAGAATAATCACTAATGGCTACAGGCGACACTCTACTTATTCTTATACCCGAAGGTAATGAACAGCCAGCTACTGATTATGCTACTTTTGATGTAAGAAATGGTCATCTAGTATTAGACTTTGATGATACTACTGAAGAAGCTGCTATCTTTACCTTTTTACTCCCTAGAAACTATGCAGGCGGGGGTATTACACTAGCTATCCATTATGCTGTTACCAGTGCTATTACAGGAGTAGCAGGTTGGAAGACAGATATTGAGCGGATTGGGGATGCAGGGCAAGATATAGATTCTGACGGTTTCACAGGTTCTCCACAAACAGGCTCAGCTACGATCCCAGGAACTTCTGGAGTTGTGGATGTTATAGAGATACCACACACTAGTGGTGCCCAAATGGACAGCCTCGCAGCTGGAGAGCTTGGAAGAATAAAGATTTCTAGAGATGTTGCTGTCGGCTCTAACGCCGCAGGAGATTTAGAGCTAGTAGCAATAGAGATTCGGGAGACATAATGTGGCCCGGGATTTCTCTTCTTCCGCTTATTTAGATAGAACCACCCCATTTCTATCCACTCCTTTTAGTGTTGCTGCTTGGATCTACCCACCGGATCCAGCAACTCTAGTTAATGATAGAGTGGTCTTCTATCATGGAAATAGTACTGGTAGTTATAGATTTAGATTAATAGTAGAAGGAAGTACTCCTGCTGATAGAGGAAAGATTAGGTGGGTAGCTACAGAGAATAGCTCTAATACTAGAGCTATGACTTCCTCAGTAATCACAGCAGATACCTGGCAGTTTATAGCTGGAGTAGAGAATTCAACTACAGACAGAAGAGCTTATTTAGGTACGAATGAGGGTACTGACTCTACTTCTAAGAATCCATTAGCTGTATCACATGATACAGTTTTAATCGGTGCGTCCCAAGGTACTGTAGCCAAGGTTGATTTTGCTAACTTTCCTATAGGTGAAATAGCTATATGGGATATTGCTCTAGATAAGAATAAGGATCTTTATCCTTTATCCCTTGGTGTATCTCCTCTATTAATCAGACCTGAGAATCTCATCTTCTATATGCCAATGAGATCAGGAGAGATTCCTAGAGATATCGTCGGGAATTTAGCTTTCACTGATAATGGAACTTCTAGTTCCAATATACATCCAGGCATCTACTACCCTAGGAAGACGTTTGTAATACCAAAAACTGTGGGTAGCTTACAAACTGCTACCCCAACAGGTATTCCTTCTGCTGAGGCTTTTGGTACCGCTACTCCTATTAACATATTATTTGCTACTCCAGGCATTAGCTCGGGAGAAGCTTTTGGTACAGAAACAGTATCTCCTGGCTCTATATCTATATCACCCACTGGAATAATCTCTGCAGAGGATATAGGAACTGCCACTTCTTCTGGAGGCACCTCAAGCCCAAGCATCTCTGGTATAGCTTCTTCTGAATCATTAGGTACTCCAGTAATAACTCCGGGCGCAGCCCCTGTTTCTGTTACTGGAATCTCTTCAGGGGAAGTTCTTGGTAGCCATACAACGACAGTAGTTATCCCCTCTGCTGGTGGTATACCTAGTGCTGAAGCTACAGGTACTGCTACCTCTGCTGCTTCTGGTGCTACTACACTTAGTCCTACTGGTATCTCTTCTGGAGAGGTATTTGGATCAGAGACTCCTTCCGGTGGGTCTGCTACTATATCAGCTACTGGAATATCTACAGCAGAGGCCTTTGGTACTGACGTAATTACTCCAGGCACTCTTACTATTCCGCAGACAGGCATTGCCTCTGGCGAGGCTATGGGTGCTATTACTCCCACGCCAGGTGCTGCTCCTGTTTCTGCAAACGGTATCACCTCAGCAGAAGCTGTAGGCACAGCAACGCCGTCAGGTAGTGTTGCTCCTATTACTGCCTCAGGTATAGGATCTGCAGAGGTAATGGGCTCGGCCACTACTTCCACCACTGTCACACTCTCTCCTTCAAGTATTACTTCAGGAGAAGCTTTCGGTACACTCTCTCAGGCCACAGGTGATATTTCTTTCTCAGTCACTGGAATAGCTTCATCAGAAGCTATTGGAGTGTCTACTACAGGTGGGTCTACCTCTGTATCTGCTACAGGGATTAGTTCAACTGAAGCTATTGGTACTGCAGTCAGTGCTCCTTCTGGGGCTACTGTACTATCCCCAGCCAGTATTGCTTCTGCAGAAGTAGTAAACGACCCATCTATTACTCCAGGAGCATTCACGGTAGCCGGAGTTACAGGGATAACATCACAGGAGGCTCTAGGAGCTCCTCTCGTCCTCTCTACGGCCTCCGTTGCTCCAATAGGTATCCCGACCCAGGAAGCTCTTGGAAGCGCCTCTACGGTGCCCGGAGAGGCCTCTATCGCTGCCTCAGCAATTAGTAGTGCAGAGGCTATAGGCACGACGGCTGCTTCTGGTGGTGTATCAACTCCAACGCCCGCTGGTATTCCCTCTGAAGAAGCTATAGGTACTGCTACTACTTCAGTAGGAACTGCGCCAATATCTGCTATCTCTATTAGCTCAGAGGAATCTATAGGTACACCAGTTATTGGTGGATCTGTAACAGCTCCGGTTACAGGTATTTCTACAGCTGAAGTTTTTGGTACTCCAGTTATTACAGCTGCTGTGGCTATACCAATTACTGGAATAGGTACAGCCGAGGCATTCGGGTTCCTTACTATTGTTGCTGACCATGTTGTGTATGCTCCTCCAGTATCTACTGGAGAAGTAATGGGAACTGCTACTACAACATCCGGGGCTTATTTAATTAGTGTTGCTGGTATCGGCTCTGAGGAAACAACAGGGGCCGCTTCAACCATAAATATCCTTGCTGCTTCTTCTATACCTTCAGAAGAAGTTGTAGGAAATCACACAGCTAGTGCAGATCCTTATACTATTAATGTAGCTTCTATAATCAGTGGAGAAGCATTCGGAATAGCCACTGCAGAGGTTGCTTCTACCACGATAATCACAGTACCCGCTATAAGCTCCATAGAAGCTCTAGGAGACGTTTCTGCCTCAGGAGGTACTAGGGTACTACTTCCAGCAAGCGTGGCCTCTGAGGAGCTCCTAGGGGCCTTCACGGTCATTCTAGGAACTAGTTCTCCAGTTATCACAGGTGTAGGTAGTGAAGAGGCTTTTGGTGTTGGCCTAGCTGTAACTCAACAAGTAAATCCCGCGGGTATTTCCTCTGAAGAAACTGTTGGTACTTTCACACAGTCAGGTAGCGATGTTGATCTATTCCCAACTGGTATTTCTTCTGAAGAGGCAATAGGTACGGTTGTTCTCTCAGGTGAAGCTCAAGTACCTGTAGTAGCAGGCATTACATCAGAAGAAACAATTGGCGCCGCTACTATAACCCCTACTGGAGTACCTGTAACTGTTGAGATGCATTGGGCAGGGATATCTACTAATGAGGATGTGCCTGTCTTAGCATTCATTCCTGGCCCGATAACAGTTCCTGTTCCTGCTGGAATACCTTCTGCTGAAGACATGGGGATAGCCCCGACTCTATCTACTGAGGTAACTATACCTGTTATAGGTATTCCTTCTGCTGAAGCTGTAAGCACTATAGCTTCAATGAATCAGACAGCTATTCCAGCAGGTATTGTTTCTGCAGAGACCTTTGGTATTTCTACTCCAGTTGGAGGTGCTATATCAGCTTCAGTTTCTGCTATAGGATCTGAAGAAACTATGGGAGTACCAATAGTTAATCAAACTGCTGGAGGAGTTACTTCTATATCTTCTGAAGAATCATTTGGTACAGCTACTGCTATTGTTGGAATCACATCAATAAGTGTTTCAGGTATTACTTCAGATGAGCAAATAGGCGGCGGAGTATTCTCTGGTGGAAGTGCTTCCGTTGTGGGTATTGGTATAAGCTCCTCAGAAGTCTTTGGTATACCGACAATAGGCGGGCTAAGTACTATAACAATTCCTTCTGGAATAGGCTCTTCAGAGGTATTTGGAAGCGTATCAGCACTAGCAGTTGGTGCTATACAAGTAGTTACAAGCTCTATACCTTCTGAGGAATCTGTGAGTACGGCAACGCCGATTCCTTGGAATGTTTGGGTAACTGATTTCTAGGGTAGAGTAAGATGGCTGATGTACAATTTCAGGGTTTAGCTCTAGAAACAGATACCACAGTTAGACTTGAGGGGTTTGCTCTAGAGACAGACACTACAGTACGGATTGAGGGTTTGGTTTTAGAAATGCTCAATGGTGAGCAGCCTGGTCCTCGACCCTTTGTTTCCAGTATTCCTAGTTTAGAGTTTCCTGGTATACATACACTTACTCCTGGTCCTGTTGTTCATCCTGCTGGTCTAGGTATTACATCTGAAGAAGCTTTTGGTACTACAGTAGCAACTGGAGCCGGGTTCCTAGACTCTGCTAACCCAGCGGGTATTCCTACTGAGGAAACTCTAGGAACTGTAACTGTACATCAGGTTGCTTTACCTACTGGAGTTCTCGGTGGGGAAGTGTTTGGTGTTGCTAATGGACATGGTTCTGGAAATCCAGTAGGAATAGTTTCTGAAGAAGCTTTCGGAGTTCCTGTTCTTTCTACTACACCAACTACAGTTCTAGCTTGTGAGATTCTTTCAGCGGAAGCTTTTGGAACACCAACTATCCGTGCAATAACCCCGCCGTATAGCTTTGGTACTACGTTCCTGAGAGGAAGATCATTTAAGTGTGGTAGAGAGTCTCTCATCATGAAAGATGAGCTGGCTGAGCTTCTCTGGGACCATGGTAGAGAAGTATTCCTAAGACAGAAGACAGGCCAAAGATGTGTATGCTGGGATCCTAGAGTAAGAGAGGCCGACCCTAATTGTCCTTCTTGTTCTTCTACAGGATGGTTATACGTAGATAAGCGTATTAGAACTTACAAGAGAATTCCTACAGAACCAACTGCTGGGGCATATCGTAAGAATCCTATCAATATAGGAATACTAGCTGTAGATGAGTCTGTTTTCTATCTAGAAAACATAACTCAGGTAGTTCATCCTTCAGTTCATGATTGGGTTGTGGAGTGTGTTACTTCTGTTTGTGGAGAGTTAGTAAGACCCTACAAGATAGAAAGAGCCTGGAGCGTTAATGAAGTAATCGATTATAGAGAGCGCTGTTCTACTCTCTCCTATTACGCTCTGAGATGTAGAAGAATAGAGGTTAGTAAGTAATGGTTCTAGAGATAAAAGAAGGCTCTCTTCCACAATGGGATGAG